CACAGACCTGAAGCCTGCGAAGAATCGTATGTCCAGGCTCTTGCTATGAGCCAAGAAGTCAACGGCGTGGCAAGTCACACCTTTAAAGTTGTTAAGACGGTTTGTCAACAGCTCGGCATCAATTTTGGCGATATGCAGGGCGTGCTGGCAGCTCTCTACAGCATGGAAGGCGATGACTTCAGGCGCGCCAAGACTGAGGACGGAACACCTTTCTTCCCTTGCGTGGCTTTAACCGGTAACCACTGCGTCCTATTGAATTGGACAAAAGGCAAGCGCAAGTTTTCCTATCACTCTCTGACCGTCGCTTTGGAGGAGTCAGCCAAGATTCTGGGGTAGACGCCAGAACGTCAGTCCTTGGCCCCCAAGCGCTCAAAGAAGATGAAAAAGACCTTGGCAGCAGACAAGTCCAGGACTCTTCGAGAGCATTGGAAGCAGAAGCAAACAAAGAACTACACCACTGACCCTGAAATTCGGTTCAGGAATCACTGGAATTTCTTAGTTCGCACAGCCATCAAGGACGTGGTTTTCGATCTCCCACAAACGCATCCGACAGACAAAGATGTTACGCTTTATTGTGTCAAAGCTCGATTGGGTGCCCTCGATGATCCGAAACCTCCCAAACCACAATCGCAACTTGCGGTGTTAGCATTGGCTTCCCTACAAAAAGCGAAACATCCTCATTTCTACAGAAAAGTCGGGGAGAAGACTATCACCGTATACGAGCAGAGAGCCGACTTGGTTACGCAGCAGGTAGAGGTTGCTACCACGTGGCCTGACACTTTCGCCGATGAGGCGACCTTCTCCGGAAAGAACAAGCAACCACGTTCCAAAGTCCAGGAGGAGAGCAAGACATCAGAAAGGAACAAGCAACCACGTTCCGAAGTCCAGGAGGAGAGCAAGACATCAGAGGTAGACTCGGTCAGTGAATGTGATCACCGCACTATTCACGAGACCGACCCGAAACTCAGATAAGCCCATTACTCCAAACTCCTCGCCGAATCTGAAGAATTAGCGATAGAAGGGTAGGGAAAATAAGGTCCAACCGCTTCCAAGTCCGTTTCCATCCATGACTAGGCAGCTGCCCCTGGCTCTAACCTCGAGGAGGCTATTGAACAGAAGAACGCTACATCCATCGAGCTCGGGACATCCCTTCCGGTTGTCGTTGAAGTCCCTGGGGAGGATGAAGATCGCGCTGAACAATTAAAACTCCAGCATCCTAGTTCCAGAAGGGAAGAGAACCACCGTGGATAAGACACCAAGCCGAAGAAACCTCTGGTCTCAGCCTCAAATGTCAAACATCGCGAAGAGGCCAAGTAGGAAGAGCCAGTCGTTTCTGCCCCAGATCTCCACTACTGTGTCACGAGCGACGGTTTGTTCTGCTATGACGGCCCAATCATCTATCCTACTCCACGTGCCGCTCCATCTCCCGATTCATTGTCAGATGATGAACGCTCTAAACGGTAGCGGTCTCGTGGAGTGGTACGGTTCGAATTTG